ACTAGTACTCTGTCTTGGTAAAAGATAGTTTCCTGCACTATCTGCAGTTGTATGTAAGTCAACACTTGCAGTTGGTGCAGTAGTATTAACTGCATAACTAAATGATTGTGCAGATGAACCAAATACTGTATCAGTTGTTGAAGACTGTCCAGTAAAATTGTCTGTTCTTGCAGTTGCAACAGTTGCAGCAGCAATACCAGATATTGCGTTTTTAATTCTATTTGTGTCATTCGAATCATCATCATTCGCAACTCTAACAACTTTCAATGAATTTGAATATGAAAGGAAGTTAGCCGCTGTGAACCATGACCTATAGTTGTCTTCGGCTGGGTCGCCAAAATGATGTCTCAATTCTTCAACGCTACTTACGGTTACGATTTCGTCAATTGGGCCTTTACTAAATCTACCAACTAAACCACCAGTATTAGTGGCTAATGCTGGAACACTTGTAGAAGCATCAATCTCTGAAATGTTAACGCCAGGACTTACTTGGAATGCCATTTTTTATCTCCTTTAAATTATTTTATAGTGTATTTTCTATTTATTTATAAAAACAACAAATTCACCTAATTACCTAATTGGTGTCTTCTGTAGTCCATCTGTCTCCATCAGCATCAACAAAAGATTCGAAATCATAACTGGATGAAATAAATCCAAATGGTAACATATTTTCCTCAATATTTCTTAATCTCTCCTCATAAATTTCGTTTCTAGTGTCAATATCAGATAGTTCTTTAAAATAATCATCTGTTGTCATCCAAGAGAACAAAATTAATGTGTCCACTAAATCGTCATTTTTACCAACATCTGCTTGATATTTATGACCCTTCGAAATAAAACTTGTTAATTCATTGATTGTATCAAAATCTTGTATGAAAATTTTATCTTCCTCGACTAAACTCTTAAGATTTAAACATCCTATTTTTTTAGTTGCCTTTGTTGTTCTAATTCCTAGTGTAGTTCCGCCTCTTCCACCAAAACCACCACTAACACTTTGTCCTTTTCTTGTGTCATTATGAATTCTTATCATATTTTCATATTCTAACTCATGGTATAATATATCCGAAACTTGTTGTCCAACATCATTCACTTCTATCAAAACATAAGAGTCATTATATATCTGACACATCTTTTTAATTACAGTAGGATATACCATGGGAGGAATTAAATTCGACCTAAAAACTGCAACCTGTTTATACGGAACTTCAGACGCATCAAATATAGAGAATGCAGAATAATCTAATCCTCTACCTCTAGCTACATCTACTGTAGTAAAATATACTCTTCCTTCTCTAGGCTTCTCATATATTTTTAGACTTCCATTTTCTAATTTCTCAAGTGGATTTCTATATGCCAGAGTTTTTAATTTTGTTGGACTAATTAAAGTGTTTGAACTTCCTAAAAACTCAGTGTCAAATTCTTGTCTGAACTGTTCTTCAGATGTATTTTTAATTGTTGTTTTTTTCCACTCCTCATCCCTGCCTGGTACTTCACTCCAGTGTACAGAAATAGGATTATATGTATTTCTTCCTTCTTCTGCATCAACCCACAATTTATAGAAATGATTCATTCCTTGCGGAGTTGATACAATAAGAACTTTAGTTGATTCACCAGACGAAATTGTAGGATACACAGAATTAAAAAATTCCTCTGCAATTTCATTTGGAACGAATGCAAATTCGTCCAAGAAAAGAATATTAAAAGAACCACCACGAATTGCACTTGATGATGTTGCAGCTGCAAGTACCTTTGCACCGTTCTCTAATTCGATAGAACCTTTATTCCAAACCATCACGCCTTGTTGTAACCATTTTGGAAGATTCTCGTATGCTCTTTGTAGTCTACTTAATAATTCCCTTGCAGTAGCAAGTTTGTTTGCAAGTAATGCAACAGAAACATCTTTGTTGAAAAGAATATAGTGAAGAAAGAATGCAATACATGTAATAGACTTACCAGACTGTCTCCCAATTTTACAAATAGTAAATCTTTCATCATGAAATGATCTAATCATCTTTTCTTGGAATGGATATAGGTCAAAGTTTACCAAACCCTTATCAACATTGACAATCTTCATATATATCTTAATAAAATGTATAGGGTCTTCCATACACTTGACATATTCTGCGGCCTGTTCTTCAGTCCATTCAATCTCAACCCCAGCTGCTTTTAGATTGGGGTTGTTGTGATATACTTCACTCATCAGTATCTTCTTCTCTATTTTTACCTCTTAGTCTTTCTAAGAGTTCATTGGTACTTCCAACCAATATTGCGTTATTCACTACTTTTTGTGGAACTCCACCGTCTTTAGTGTTTTCTATTTTATTCATTGTCAATTGAAGTTCTATTAAATCTTTTGCTAAATCGCCAGTAGTTTTCAAAAGTCCTGCAGTCACTTCATATGCTCTGGGATGTTCACTTTCCCTTGCAATCATCATCAAATTTTGTAAAGATTCTTGTCCCATAGAAACTAAATCTTTTAAAAGTTCTCTGTGATATTGATAGTCTTCTTCAATATCTTCGTTTCTAGATTCTTTGTCTTTATAACTTTCTACATTATTTTTTTGACGTTCTATTATTTCTTGTGATTTCTTTTCTATTTTGTTATCGATTTCAAGAAACTTACTTAACTGCTCATCATCTATTTTCTTCATTGTTATTCTCCAAAGTCTTCATTAAATGTGGTCAAAAATTCATAGTTATCTGTTTGAAGTGCATTACTAGGGTCAGTTGTTATTGTTGCTTCCGCATATGTTACTTCTGAACTATCTAAGTCGCCCACTGTTGCAGTACTTGTTCTAATGATTTTTTGTTCTCTTGGAACACCATAGAAAAATCCATTTAATGTAAATTCTAATGTCCACAGAAGCGCTCTTCTAGATAGAAAGTCTCCTTCATAATCATCCTCATATGATACAGAATTTAATGTCAGTCCTGTATCACGAATTACACTTAACTCATTCGCTTCTTTTATTGGTATATTAAAGGTAGGAGTAAAGTACGGTAATATTTGTTCTACTATTTGAGTTGCATCATCCGCATTTTTTGCCATCACTGTTAAAGTGAATCCAACATCATATGGTACTGGATTGTACACATAGTTTTTAGTGTTTGGGTCTGCAGAATTTGGTTTAAACATTTTTTGTGTCTTGGAAAATTTTCTTTCTGGTGCATATGTAAACCCAGAAATTTCAAAACTCATTCTAGGTAAAGTAATTGCAACAGAATCACCAAGATTTCCTGCTGGTTGATTTATTCTTGCCAGATATTTTTGTGATGGCCCATATGCAAGAGGAACTTTAATTGTTTCTAATACATCTCCATTAGCATTTCTTCTATCGATAGTAATGTCATCGAATATAGAACCAAATGCAATAACATAGTTTCTAATTGTACTTCTATAATATGGACTATTACCTAACATTAGTAATCCTCACTGAATGGGTTTCCAACAGTAAAGTCGATAACCTTTTCTACACTTGAACTTGAACCAGTGAATACTGTGTCTTGTCCAGAAGTTCCATCTGTGGTATCTGTTGTTTTGTTTTCTGTATATACAATCTGTTGCGTTGCGCCCAATAGATAATTTGCACCACTGTCTCTACCAACAGTATTTGTGTTTTGTGCAAAACTCCCTGTAAGGTTTGAAAGTTTCAAAACCTTAGTTCCAGAATTCCAAGTTTCTACTGTACCTGTTGCTGTTGCTGAATCGAAGTTTGCACCCTGATATACTATTTCGCCTACGATAAAATCACCAGTTCCAGTACCCAAAGTTAAATCGACAGTAACAAATGTTTGTTGTTGAATATCATCAATCTCATCAATTCCTGTATTAAACTTTTCACTTGAGAATTCAAATGATTCTGTCGATAGTCTATAGACATATCTTTTACCTAATTGCCAGAAGGAAACTTCGTCTTCTACAAATTTAATTTCATATATTTTATCTTGTAATGGCCAATATACTAAGTCGCCTTCTTGTGGGTATTGGATTGTGGACTCTTCATCCCACCTTTTAATAGATACAATAAGATTTAATTGATCTCTAATTTCTAATCCAAACTTGGATAAGAAGTCTCCCTCTCCTTGGAAACCATCTGCATCTTCGATATACATTTCTATAGAAAATGCATCGTTAAATTCACTTATAGTTGACTCGTTAAAAACAGTATCTTCGTTTACATCGGTTCTTTTCAGATAATAC